ATCGTATGACAGCCAAGGCATGAGGCCGGGCAGATTCGGGGACAAAGATGAACGAGATCGCAACGATCCGCAGCGGACAGTTAGACAAACACGGCGAAATGCAGGATCTGCTGCCTCACAATATCGAGGCCGAACAGCAGTTGCTGGGCGCGATCCTGACCAACAACGACATCTTTGACCGCGTCGCCAGCATCATCAACGACTCGCATTTCTATGATCCGGTTCACGCCCGCATCTATGAGGTGGCAGCGGCGCGTATCGCCAAGAACGCACTGGCCAGCCCGGTCACGCTCAAAGCCTTCCTTGAAGACGACGCAGGACTGAAAGAACTCGGCGGTCCGTCCTATTTGATGCGATTGGCCGGCGCGGCGATTTCGTCATTTGCGGCGCGTGACTATGCACAGATGATCCACGATCTGGCGATCCGGCGTGAGTTGATTGCGCTGGGGCGCGACATCAGCGACAGGGCCGCCAAGGTCGATGTCGATTCCGAACCGAGGGAACAGATCGTCGAAGCCGAACAGCGCCTGTACAAATTGGGCGAGGCCGGGCAGACAAATCAGGGTTTCCAGAGTTTTCTCAAAGCGGTAACCGACGCAGTTAATGTCGCAAACGCGGCTTATCAGCGCGAAGGCGGCATGTCGGGCGTCTCAACCGGGTTGATTGATCTGGACAAGAAATTGGGCGGGCTGCACAAATCCGACTTGTTGATCCTCGCCGGGCGCCCCTCCATGGGCAAGACATCGCTGGCCACAAACATCGCGTTCAACATCGCCAAAGCCTATAAGCGCGGACAGCTGCCCGACGGGTCTGACGGCGCGATAGACGGCGGTGTCGTCGGGTTCTTTTCGCTTGAGATGAGCGCAGAACAGCTTGCCGCGCGTATCCTGTCGGAAGCCAGTGAAGTGCCCAGCGAACAGATCCGCCGGGGCGACATGAACGAGGTCGAGTTCCGCCGGTTTGTGCAGGCGGCAAAGGATCTTGAGGCCTGTCCTCTGTTCATCGACGACACGCCCGCCCTGCCCATTGCACAGCTTGCGGCGCGGGCGCGGCGGTTGAAACGTACCCATGGCTTGGATGCGCTGTTCGTCGACTATCTGCAGTTGGTGCGCGGAACCGGACGATCCGAAAACCGCGTGAACGAGATTTCCGAGATCACCATGGGGCTCAAGGCGATTGCCAAGGAGTTGGATATTCCCGTGATCGCCCTGTCACAGCTTTCGCGCCAGGTGGAAAACCGCGAGGACAAACGCCCGCAGTTGTCCGACCTTCGCGAATCCGGCTCAATCGAGCAGGACGCCGACGTCGTGATGTTCGTCTTCCGCGAGGAATATTACAAAGAGCGCGAAAAACCCGGCGACAACGAATTGGAAAAAGTCGCCGCATGGCAAGATGAAATGGAGCGTCTGCATGGCCGCGCCGAAGTCGTCATCGGCAAACAGCGCCACGGCCCCATCGGCAGCGTGGATCTGTCCTTTGAGGGCCGGTTCACACGCTTTGGCAATCTGGTGCAGCCCTGGCAACAACAGCCCGGAGAAACGACATTCTGATGACCGCGCCGACGATTGAATTCGTGAACCATGCCTCGGTTCTGATCCGGCATGGCACAGTCGGCCTGCTCAGCGATCCGTGGTATTTTGGCCCGGCGTTTCACAAGGGCTGGTCGTTGCTGATCGAAACGCCCGATGCGGAAATCCGCGAAGTTCTGGACCGCACGACGCATATCTGGCTGTCGCACGAGCATCCGGACCATTTCTCGGTGCCGTTCTTTCGTCGCTATGGCGATATCCTGCGCGAGCGCGGCATCCCGGTACTGTTCCAAAGGATCGACGACAGGCGCGTTGCAGATTTTTTGCTTGGGCAGAAGATCGCAGTTCAGGAAATTGACTTCAAACGGCCGTTTGCGGTGGCTGATGGGTTTTCGGTGACCTGTCTCAAGGACGAGTTTTATGATTCGGCGTTGTCGATCCGCGCGGGCGACACGCATATTCTCAACCTGAACGACTGTGCTGTGGCGACCCGGCAGCGAGCCGAAGAGATCCGGCGCGCTGTCGGCACCTGTGACATTCTGCTGACGCAGTTCAGCTATGCCGCTTGGAAAGGCGGACCCGAAAACACCGCTTGGCGGGAAGAGGCCGCACGCCAGAAGCTCGACAATATGGCGGTGCAGATGGTGGTCATGAAACCGCGCGTCACCATCCCGTTTGCCAGTTTCGTCGCGTTTTCCAACGAAAAGAACGTTTATTTGAACGATGCGGCGAACACCCCTGACGTGGTGATGGAAAATTTCCGCACCGCCGAAAGCCGAATTGTGCCGATGAAACCGGGCGATGTGTTCGACTGCGCCCCCGATGTCGCAATTGATACGGCGCAAACGGAACGCGCCTTGGCCTTTTGGCGCGCGGTCTTTGCCCAGATGCCGGACATGCCGCTGCAAAAGTTTGAAACGCAGGATGTCGCCACTTTGGAACAATCCTTCACCACCTATACGCGCCGCGTGTTTACCAACAACAATGCCACAATGATGCGGCTGTTCCAGCGATTCAGCCCGATCCGGGTGTTTCAGCCGGTGGTCATCCGGCTGGATGATTTGGGCCGCACCTTCCGCGTGGATATCGCCAAGCCCGAATTTGTCGAAACCGACGAACCGGCGGACCTGTCAATGCATTCGGAATCGCTCTGGTTCATGTTCACCAACACGTTCGGATTCGATACGTTGCTGGTGAACGGCTGTCTCGAAGAACAACAGACCGGCGGATTCGCCAAGGCGGCCAAGGGCCTGACCATCGAGAACCTGAACAATCTCGGGATCGCTTTTGGTCCCGGACTGCTCTTTCACGGCAAGATCATCAGGATTTTCTTTGAAAGGCTGATCGCGGTATCGCGGCGCATGGGAAAAGGCCGCGCCTGACGGCGGCACAAGGTTCTGCTCTGCCGCAAACGCCCCGGTTTCAAATTTCCGATGATGCCTGCTGTGCGAATTTTCGCGGTTCCGGCAGGAGCACGAAGTGGACCTATCAGTAAAATGATCATCCTGTTTTGGCGAGACAGAGCGCGAAGGCCCCTGAGCAAGAATTGGTGCGGTCGAGAAGACACCTACACCTCTGTCATCGATGCATAAAAATCCAGAAAGCGTAAAATATGCGGGAACAGATCGTGCATTTGCGGCGCACAGGAGGCTGACATGAGCGATCATCACACGCCGCGTGTGATGCAGAGAGCAACGCAAAAGTGCGACACATGCCCATTCCGCGATGCGTCCGAAAGCTACAAGCGGTCATCCGCACATATCCAGCCCGAAGATTGGCCCTGCCACACGGAAGATTTGGACGGCGATCTTGGGATCCAGTGCAGAGGTCACTGGCAGGCGGTGCATAAATCCGGATCAAGCATTGGACCTCAAGCCGATGAGCACGATTTAAGCCACACAGGAGACTGAGATGAGAAACTGGATTGCATACTGGCTGGTCACGGCAGCGCGGCGGATTACAACAAACGGCTGGGCTGATGATCGGCTTCACTCTGTACAAAAGTCACTACGCCCGGTGTTCACCCCGCCGGATGGTCCGGGGCTGAAGTGACCGCCATGAATCTTGCCTTCAACCGCGCGCTACTGATCCATCCAGTCCCAAGGGTCCGGTGGCGATGGCGCTGTGTGCAAACTCCGCCTCGTGCGAGGCTTCATTTTTTAATTTCAGACTCACCCATTACCCGCACGGCTCACGGATCGTATGCTGCACCTACCAGCGTCACACCAATCGCCTCGACCTTACCGTTTGCACATTCCGCGCTGCGCAGGTGCTCTGTCGCCATCACGGCCAGATCCCGATAGGTCTGCGCAACTCGATCGCTGATCGGGCACGGCACCAGCAGCTCAGCCGGCACAAAGGGAGCCACGGGCACATACTCAGTCCGCGGATCGCAGGCGGCCAAGAAGATCGGCAAGGTCAGGATCAAGCTGCGCATCGGCACACTCCCCAAGATCAGTTGTCAGGATGGATTGAATCGTCGCGTCCAGTTCCCCGGCGCGGAGCTGCCAACGGGCGGCACGTTCGGCGGCGATTTTCGCGGCGGCCGCCCGCTGTATCAGTGAGGCTTCCAATGTGGCCACCGAGCGGGTCAGAATTGCGGCACGGCTTTCGGCGCTGTCCGCCCTGCCCGCCTGCCACCATGCTGCCGCCCCAAGGCCAAGAGACAGCAACAAGGCGGCAATCAGAGCGTATTTCGTCACCGATCCATCGCCTGTTTGATTGCGGCGCGCGATCGGCTGGTCAGATACCAGATCAGCGTTCCTGCGGCGGTAATTGCACCCACCGTCAGCTCAATGATGGCGGGATCGGTCGCAAAGGCGCGCGCATCGCCGGGCGTCAGCAAGCCCCGGTTAACGAGAGTGGCGGAGAGCGCGATCAGCGCATAGCGGACGAACGGCGTCCAAGTCGCGATATTCTTCATGGGATGTCCTTTCAGGGTGTGAACTTCAGAGCCGGGCCATCTGGAAATGCATCGCGTCCGCACCCCAGAGGCGGATTGCAGGCAGCCAGCCGTGGCGCTCCATGATGTCGAGAAATGGCTGATACTCGGATCCGCAGAACCTTGCGGCCGGGCATCGGGTTCGCAGGCCGTTCGGCGCGGCGAAGATGTCAACGGCACAGCCATAAGCATGCATCGACCAGCTGGTGCCGCCCCGCATTCGGCGCGGGTTATATCCGCCGGCATATCGGTCGAGACCCAGCTTGCGCCATTCCGCCTCGCCAAAATGGTCGAGCACCGCGTCCAGGGCAGCCGTCAGCGGCGCTGCGCAAATTTCATGCACCCGCAGCCGTGTAACCGCTGTGTCCAGATCCCAGTCCAGCCGCATCGGCGCAGGTGTCTCGGCCCAGCCCAGGCGCTGCTCTACCGTGCCGCCCGGGCCAGGCGTGCCATAGGCCGTTGCGACCTCCGCCTGACGCGGCAGGCGTGTCGGTGTCGGGCGAGACGGCAGTGGCGCACGGCTCACATCGGCTGGAACGCCCGCCTGCTCGCTCAGCCAGCTGGTCAGCGCCTCGGCAGTGTTGTGTCCGACATATCCATCGATCACGCCCGGTTCGTGCCCTTGGGCGTCCAGCACGGTCTGCGCTGCTGCAATCAGGCGGCGCGGCCAAGGCCAGTGGCTGCGGATAGCGTTGATGTTGCGCTCGATGACCACCGCCCCACCGCGCTCACCCCGGCCATGGCAAGTGGCTCCCCCATCAAGGTTGGCTGTGGGGTAAAGGATGGCCAGCCTCAAAGCGTCACGCCGGAAAGTTTGGCCAGATACTCGCGAGTCTTGTTTCTGATTATGTCTGGCGTCGTTTCTCTATAGTAAACCCCACCATAGAACCTCATTGGAACATAGTGGCCAATACTGAGAATTCCGTTGAAGTTAGCCCCAGATGGGGCCGTACCGAAACTTGGGTACATGCCGTTAACATCGTGGGATAACGCTTCTCCGGTTCTTGTGGCCGTATTTACGAAGAGCATCGGGTCCGGGACACCATACCCAACAGATGCCGCACCCCCAGTACCCGCTACATATTGGCGGGTATACACCCCGAGTTGAAGGACTCGTCCTTGTGAAGCTCTCGCCCCCAGAAAAGAGTAATAAGTCGTTGGGCTATTGTACGGCCCGAAATAAGCCTGAGCCCTTAAAGGGCCGTCGAGGTTATCAAGCTGTATACCTGCCGCCAACAAGAAGTCCTGATACATATCTGGGAAATAATGAGACGTCGTTAAACTCTTGTTGCCCCCGGGGAATTGAAGCCACGATAAGCCACCACCTTCGTTGTATATTGGTCGATCTGCCGCGACATCCTGATCGGCATCGACCCCGTTCGCCATTCCCCGGCAGCGTGCAATCACGTCGCCAGTAGTTGTTGACTTTTCGTAAACACCTCCAAGGGATTTTGTGTAGCACCAATCCCTATAGGCTACCCAAGCGTCTCCGACCTGCCCGTTCTTGAATATAGCTCTTGGTGTCCAAGGCCATTCAGCATCCTGCCCAAGCCACATTCGATTGGCTTCAGCCCGCCCTACCCACATTCGCTTAGCATCGCGTACATTCAGAATGGTCATACCAATACCGTAATCTGAAACGGAGTGGCTGTCGCTGCGAACGTCTCGGCCAAAGCCTCATCGGTGAATTCATGGACCGTAACTGATTGTCCATCGTTGCCCGTGTCGCCCTGTGGTCCCGGCACCGTGCTGTCTGCGCCCGTGTCGCCTTGGTCACCCTTATCGCCCTTCAGCCCAGTGTTACCTGTGTCGCCCTGCACACCCTGGACGCCTTGCGCGCCAGTGTCACCTTTCGACCCGGGTGCGCCAGTGTCACCCTTCGGGCCGATCTCGCCCCTTGGTCCACGTGGGCCGGTTTGAGCCACCATATACTGCGGCGGATGACCATCCTGCGTCACCTCGATCAGGCGCGTTTCGGTCGATACAATGATCTTGCTCATTTCACATTCACGATCAATTGGGGGGTGGACCGATGCTCATCACCCTGGCTGATCTGGACGCGGAAACCCATCGTCGCGCCCGTGTTAAAAGCGCCGTCCCACTCGATGCGCCCGATGATCTCCCCTGCGGCAGCATCGCCCTTTATCAGCGTCAGATTGCCTTCGAGCAATCTGTGCGCCTCAAAGGCGGAGATGTCCCACTGCGTCAGATCGAATGGCTGGCCCAGATCACCGGGCCAGACCATCCGAAAGTCAACATCGCTGCCGCGCAGCATTTCCAGCGTCGCCATTATTTCGGCTCGCCAAGCTTCGCCAATGCCTCCCGCGCATAGCGATCGATCAGGTTGTCCAGAACACCATCGCCCGGCGTTAAGGCCTTCAATGCATCCGGCACACTCTGTTTCAGGTGAGCGATGACATGCGCCTTGATCGTGTCGAAACCTGCTTGGGGTCCGTACCGCATGGCGCTCTCCACGCCGGTCATGATGGCCTTGTGCAGGCTGTCTTGGTGCGCCTGTTCAATGCGGATGCCAGTATAAGCTTGGAACATGCCCGCCGCCCGGTTGGCAATGAAGGTCAGGATAAGCCCGAGAATTGTCAGAATTCCGGTCTGCACTTGCTCGCTGGCCAGAAGGCCCTGAATGAAATCCATGTCGTTTCCCTTTATGCTTCGTTGGTGGAAAGAACGCCCTGGCGGGCTGTCGGTGCGGGATTGCCGGTGAATCCTGCTGGCGCGCGGAACCCCAGCAGGCGATCGCGGGCGATCCACGTCTCGGTCACGTTGTCGGACTGGTTGCCTCCGATCACGCGCAGCGCGGAATCGCTCTGCCCGGTAAGGATGGCGACGTGACCGTTCCAGCTTTTCGTGGGATGGGTGCGCCAGAATACAGCGATGGCGCCGGTGACAGCCTCACAGGCCTTTCCGTATTCCATCCATGCGCGCGCCCCGAGACGGTTGAAGGCCTGCGGCTCCTGTGGCGCGCCCCGGGCCATGCAATGCGCGACAAACAGTCCGCACCAAGGCACATCGTCTCCGGGATACCACTGGTCGAGATCGCGCGCCCAACCCATGATGGCTGGGTTATTCGCCGCGCCGGGAACTTCCCGTGTACCCAGTAGGGCCCGGGCCTCCGACAGCCATGCCGGATCATGTCCAAATGCTTCGGGCATCGGCGCGCGCGTGGCGGTTTCAGCCCAGAGTGCGGTCAGAGTCAGTTCCCCAGGGAACGATCGCGCGCGATATCCATGAGCCGATTTGAACCGGGTCATTGCGCTTTCGGTGGCGGGGCCCGTGACCCCGTCCAGTTGGCCGGCGTAATAGCCGAGATCCGCCAGCCGCCCTTGCGTCGTGCGGATCAAGTCGCGTGTGAAGGTCATGTGGTTTCCCCATAAAAAAACCCGCCGAAAAGCGGGCCGGTGTCGTCAATGTCGGGTGTGGTCAGTCGGCCTTGTTCTCGATCCGATCAAGGCGGGCGTCGATCTTACTCATGAAGGCCAGGATGCTCGTGAAACGCTCATCGTCCCGCGCCTTGGATTGCTCCAACGAACGAACGCGCGTTTCGATCTGGCGGCGCTCATAGGAAGCGTCAGTCGATCCCCGCGATACCTCATCCAGCTTCGTTGTGATCCCGCCCAGCGACAGGCCGATATAGAGGCCCGCGCCGACAATCCCGCACCCCACTGTCCACGCCAGAGATTTGTTCAGAGTAATCCCCCGGTCGCTGTTTTCGATCAGCGGTTTTGCGCCGTGATCTGTCATACTCGCCTCCTTTAGTCGTTAAACGCTGACGGCCTCTACAATGGCGTACACACCAGCCACATCGACGGCCGCACCAATATCTTTGATGGCCCCGAGGCGGGTCGTTTCGAGCGCCGCCGCCAGCCCGGTCCAAAGATCAGCGGTGAACAGAATGACCTGAGCCACATTCTCCAACGTGTCGGCGGTGATTCCGACTTCAGCCGACAACAGGGGATAATCACCCTCGACGCTCGCGAGTATCCCGACAGCCTCACGCTCTTTGTGCATGTAAAGCATCTGCTGCCCCGGCAGCTCAGTGATGTGCTCACCGCGAGCACGGCCCACCATCCGGTTGACGTCTCGCACAGCCTTCTCTTTGACGGCTGCGAGGCTCTGGCCGGGGATGGCGTCGGGAGCCAGCAACGGCTCGATCTCGACAATCTCGGATGACATGATATCTGACGGGACAGAGTGTGCCGACAGGAAGGCATCGCGGTCCTGCTGGTTCATCCCCTGCAAGGCATTGATGATCATACCACGAGGGCGCTGACGACGACTCTTAGCCAGTGCCAGAGCCAGAGTGAGCATCTCAGCGGACAGGTTTTGATCCTGACGGTAGGCGGCTTCGAGAACGACTTCTGCGGAGTGGAAGATGCTCATGGGGCGGTTCCTTTTGGTTTAGGCGGAAAAGTCACGGGCGATAAAAAGCAGTGCGTCTTGCGTGAAGGTTCGGGGAACGTCCGAGTAGGCTACCAGCTCCTGAATTTCACTCAGCACGGTTGTCTCGACCCGAGACAGGCGCAGGTTGGTATCGCTGGTCTGTTCGATCATCACCCGCGACAGCTTGCGGCTTGACGGCCCGGAGACGGTGATGCGGAACGAACAGAAGAAGGGCAGGGATACGCAGCAATTCGGCGCGGCCTTGTTCAGCGGGATGTCGATGACGGCCCCGTTCAGAACGACATCATCCATCTGCGTCTTCGTGATCTGCTCAACCTGGAACACCGTGAACAGAGATTGACGGCTGTCGAATGTGACGACGTTGTTTTCGTCGCGGACCTCAAGACCGTAGTTTTCTGTTCCGCTCGTTGGCACATCTGTCGAAACGATGAGGTAGTCGATAGGGGCGTCACCCTCCGTCTGACAGTACGCAAACCCACCTTCGGGAATTTCGCCCCACCCCTCGACGTACTGCTGCACATGCGTTAGCAGCCCCGGCCCACCCATGCGATAGAAGGTCATATCAAGCGGATCCTGATCCTCTAAGCGGGGCAGAAGAACGCCCTTACCATTCGCTGGATAACACACGCCCGCTGTCGCCGTGACTTGCCGAGCCACGAGGTCCGCAACGATGATGGGACTCGGCGTGGTATCACTAATCCCCTGCGCCACAGCGTCAGCGTCAGCTTCGGCCCAGAACTGGCTTTGCGGGATCGTTGACCCCTCGCGCCGCACATAGAGCGTCCGTTGGTATTCGAGGATTTCCTCGCCCTGCTCGTTGAAAAACTCAATCCCGTAGGCCATCGAATATCACCTGTAATGCAAGAAAATAATGGTGTAATCAGGTCGGTCCCCCGATCCGTACCGAGGCCATGCGCCCGGTAGTGCCGACGGGGTGATGGTCATCTCCTTGGGTCCGTTGGCCCATGCCAGCGTGGGCATGGCAGCAGGATGAACAGCGGACCTTGTTCTGGACCCGCTTGTGGTGCTCCAATCGGCAGAGTCGGCAAGCCGAACCCCGCCGTCTACGTTGAACTTCATCAGTCGATAGGAGACGTAGAACAGCCCTTTCGTGTCATCAAAAGCAGGGACGCTGATCACCCCGGAGAAGTCACCCAGAACGGGCGCAGTGTGGACGACCCGAGTGAAGGTTTCGTCGCTCTCCAGAACCAGCGATCCGTCCGCGTTGCGAAGCTCCATACCATAGCTCATGTCAGCCGCCCCAGCCGGACCCGCACCACATTGTTGGCGTCAAAGACTGTGAGACGGTCATCCTCGATTTCTGTGCGCTCTCCCGACACCGCGCTTTTGAAATGGCCGATGGTGGCGAACATCGTCGACAGTTCATTCGAAAACAGTTGCTCGGCGTAGATCGAGTTCACCACGATCTTTTGCCCATCGATATATGTGATCCCTCTCGGGGCATAATCCTGCGGCTCTGTGGCGCTGGCATGGGTTTGGGCGAACATCATGTGATAGACGAACATGTAGCTGTTGGTGCCGGAAAGCGTTCCGAATTTTCGCACGATCAGAGAGGCATATTTGGCATTGGCTGGCGCGGTTGCGAGTACCACGGGACGTTGCCATGCACTCGGGTCTGTGGATGACCTCATGGAGTTCGCGATAGTCACGTTCGGTGCGCCAAGCGCCACGTCGTTCGCATCCAGCCACTGGATGTACATCTGGCCTTCACAACGGTGGGTGCTGACGTATGCCGAGAACTCATAAGTCAGGCCCGGCTCGATCTCTATCTGCCGCAAACTACCGTCCGCATCTCGCCATTTAGGCCGCACGTTGGCAAAGCCCTCTGTCTCGATGCCGCTTTGAAACAAGCTCAGAACGGGCCGAACACCATCCGTCCAAGACGAGGTCGGACCGCGAGCCTCCATAATGGTGGCAGCCCCAGCAGCCCCGTTGCCGCTGAACTCGAACCCGGTCATCCCATCGGCGTAGTCTGTATTTTCCAGCAGGTTTGCGTTGCTGCCGACTGCCAGCAGATTTGCCGACACGGTGCCTTCCAGCAGGATAGTATCCGCCGCCAGCTTTGCCACTGACACAGTGCCCGCCGCCCCGTCAGCCGCGATCAGATCCAGTAGAGAAACTGAGCCGCCTGCTTGGGCTTTGATCAGATACCCGGCGCTGGCGTTGCCCTCTAGGTCCGCAATCGCAGTCCCTTGGTTCGTGATCGCCGCAGATGTACCGCCCGCGTCTACCTCAAGCTGGGTCAGTAAAACGCCGAAGGCTGTGGAGCCAGCAAGGGTCAAAGCCTTGATCGAGGTTATTTCGCCAGTAAGCGCAGTGGCCTCCTGCTGGGCTGCCGCTGCTGCTGCCGCCGCATCTGTTGCCACCTTGTCAGTGACCACTACCCACGCGGAGCCATTCCAGCGTTTTGGTGTGTTCGCCCCGCCCGTGGTGTCGATCCACAGGTTTTTGTTGTCTTGATTGGCTCCGATAGGGTCGCTCGACTGGAAGAACACCCGACCCTTGGAACCGGCCAGATCGGACGCGGCCTGCGCTGCGTCTTGTGCTGCTGTGACAGACCCGCCCGGGCCTTCCATTTCAGCCTTCAGGTTCACGGTTGCGACCGCCGTGGCGGAATCCGCCGCAACCTTGGTGTAGTAGCCATTCAGCGCCGTGCCCTTGACCTGCCCGGTCACATTGTCGAGGTACACCGCTTCGGCAGTTTCGATCTTTCCAGCAATGGCCGCATCTGTCGCGGCGCTGGTCAGGTAGTCTACGGTCAACCGTGCATCGGTATAGTCAGCCTTGGTTTTCCCGCTGATTTCACGCACAGCCAGCATGGAAATGTGGGCAGTGGCGTCAGTGACGCTCCCACCATTTGCGCGATAATGCACCCGGAAGCTGGTTGCGCTTGCGTGCAAAGTCATGTCAACCACACCAGCAGCCGCTACGGCGCTTGCGCCAGCCACCACAATAGTTTCGTGGAACACACCGTCGGATATTTGTTTGGGGGCCAGCAGTGACTGCGCGTTGCTGTTGAGCAGCGTCCCAGCGTCGTCCCAACTGTTCACGCCAAGGTAATGGTTGATGGGCCCCTGCGTCCCATTATTGACAATAATACCCTTGACTTCAATCTCATAGACCCGGTCAGCGTCAATCTCGACCACGGCCTTGGGGGCAACGGTTCGGTTGGTTGGACCTAACGTCATGGCGTTCGCCAGCAGGCTGGCGTCATAAGCAATCGGCGATGTGGTTTCGGGCCCAGGTGGCAAAAGCGAACTGGATTGCTGCCAGTAGCGCGCTCCACCTTTGAAGTCGCTCGGCAACAGCCCGGTGACTTGCTCTGCCACCGCACCAAGATCGACGTCTACCTGATCAATCGTCTGGTTCAGGCCAGCGATATCGGTGTCCACATCGTCAAACGCCGTTGCCAGATTTCCGAGGAACCCAGCAACAAGCGCGTCATGATCGACGCGCACACCATCAGCTGTGACTCCGACTGCGGCCAGATCGACGCCAAGCTGCGTCGCCGTAGCTTGGTTGGCCGTAATCGCCTGTCCGACATCAACCCCGAGATCGTCAAGGCCGGGGCGCAGATCATGCGTCGTGACGCTCTTCCAGATCGTCCAGTTAGTCTGACGAGGGCTGTCGGGGATGAACTTGGCCCGGACCTCGTATTCCACCGCTGGCAGAATACCAGCCGAGATATAGACCTCGCCATCGGTGACGGTATCAGACCGCGCCGGATCAACCGCCGCGCCTGTCAGCTTGACGCGGATCTCGAACTTGACCGAACGAACGTCAAAGATGTCGCCGTTCCATGTCGCGTGAATGGCGGGGCGCTTGCCCGCTCCCGTCTCGTCGCTCAGGCTCGCGGGGGCAACGGCGAACCCTTCGACCTCTTGGACCGGGATTGGCTGTGGCAGAATGCCGGGGATCGCAGGCGGCGTGAAGTCGGTGACGGTATCCCAATCGTAGTCCGACGGGTCCACTTCAGTCAGGTCCAACATCACGTCAGCGTTCGGAAGATCGGCCACGCCATCGACGCGGAACTGTTTGGCGATATAGCCGTTGCGCTCGCTGGTCCATGCGATCACGTCACCCGGCTCAAGCGGCCAGTATGCGGGCGGCAGGGTCAGCGTGTGGCGGCGGGCACGACGCGCTTCATTCAGCGCCGCCGCCATGATCCGCTGCGCCTGCTCGGCGTAAGGCACGAAATCAAGCGACACGTCCACCAGCAAGCGCCGACCGCCGTCCTCGGCCTCATAGTCGGGGCGATACAGCGGTGGTGCGGTCTCCACCTGCCACCCGGCAGCAGGCGACGGGTATTTTGCCACAACGCCATTGACGGTATCAGCCAGTCCGAGGAACGGCGTGAAGCTCTGCTCGGATGTGCTGAGAATATCCTCGTCGGTAAACGACATGACCGGGGCGCCCGGCGCGCCTGCGAACAACTTATACACCCCGCCCGCGTCAGACAGGCGACCGTTGCAGGCAGTCAGCAGGCTCTCGATGACGGTATGGATTTCTGCGCTGACAGGGATTTCAGCCGACGAACGAAATTGCGCCACTTGGATCTTACGTTCCTCGTATATCCACCATTCGGGCACTGTCTCCCACACCAGCTCGTTGCATTTCTCGATCTGCGCGATCCAGTGATCGGTGGGGATCTGCGCGGCGGTTATGTCCTGTAGCCCGTAAACCCACTCACCCGCGTAATGGATGCCGCGCAGGACGTTATATAGCTGCACAGCCGGGTTTTCGCTGCTCTCCCATGTCGCCGGATCGGCCCAGCGATGCGTGCCGGAGCCGCCCACACTGGTATCAAGCGCGGGGTTGTAGAGCGGGATGCCCTCAACCTCGAACAGGAATGTAGGGAAGCCGTTTGGGAACAGGTCTTGATTGACCCACGCGCGCATGACCGCATAGGCGTTGCCGGTGCCGATAGCACTGGTTTCGAAAGGGCGTTCCGGCGTGGATAGCCCAAGCAGCCACGGGTCAGCCGCTACCTGCGTCCCGTCGTGGAAGCGGGCCTCCAGGTGGTACGTCCCATCTTTGTACTGGAACCCGCCAACGTCATTGAAACCTTCACGACCCGTTGCAAGAACTACCCGCCATTTGCCATTAACCCAGAGTCCCGTCACACCCGATACGGGCAGGTTAGAGAGCGTAATGACCCACGTCATCCAGCCGTTTGGCGTATTCCCGCCCTTGGCGGTGTTGGCATAGGTCAGCGACCCGGCGGTGGCATAGTTTCCAAGAATGAACGCCTGCGGAACATCTGCGCCACGCTGAAGCTGTCCCTTGACGCCAAAGGCGGGGCCTTTCGGATCCCCGGCCAGCTTCTGCGCCAGAAGGGAGAGGCCCATGCTGGCAACGGTCTTCAGCGCAAATGCCCCGACCGCGCTCCATGTCAGGCCGCCAATCCACGCGGTAGCAGCGGCTATGGCCGCAGAGATAAACGCCATTAGAAACGCCTCATGTAATTGATTTCGTCCGGCTCAAACCCGCAGCGGGCGTAGAGCCTATCCAGTGGCCGCCCCGGCAGTGCCGTCATGCTGGCCCGAATGCAGCCCATGCCCCGCGCCCATTCGACGTAAGCCCGCAGTATCCGCTGCACCGCCATGCCGCCCCGGTGCGCCGGGTCAATCCACATGCCCAATTCGGAGGCCGCTGCGACCGGCGACCACGGTGAGCGGCTGGCGACCGCACAAAATACGCCAACCGCCTCACCGTCTTTATCCAGCACCAGAACAAGGTGTGACGGGCTGGCCAGCATGTTGCGAAAAGAGCCGTCCAGATACGCGGGATCGACCGGGGCGTCGGGTTGCGCCAGCGTGACAAACTGCGCAGACATCGCCACCATTGCGGGGATGTCCTTGGCTTCAGCTGGGCGGATCATGAAGCGTTACCCCACTGCAACTCCCATGTGCCAACGCTGGCGGCATGGCGCGAGAAGGTATCCCCCGGCGCGCGATGCTGCTGATAAGCGTCTGAGCGCGTGGCGGGGTTGTAACGGCTCATCTCTTGGCTGTGCGAAACGCATGTCAACTCAATGCCGCCCTCGCCGCCCTCGGCTGGCGTATTCACCTCAGCGCCGTCCACATAGCCGACAAAGCGCGGGAATGCGGGCGCAAGCTGCACCAGCGAGGCCGGAGCGAACAGGCCGCGATATACCTCCACCCGCGCTTGCTTCAGGTCGTATTGCCGCAGCAGGTCATTGGCATTGCTGATCTGGCTCATGGCGATAGTGACCGTCTGCACCGTCAGATTGGATGTCATCGGGATTTGCGACATCTGCACCAGCCCGCCAGCGCCCTGAAAGTCGCGCGATACCGTCAGGCCAGTGCGCGGATTAATCACCTGCGCATTGACCCAGCCAAGGTCGGACCAGAAGCCGTGCTGGGAAATAGCGCCGGTGTCGCGGTTGCGCGGCTCGATCCACAGGAAATCGCGAATCGTCACGTTGCGGGATTGCAGCGCGGTCAGCGCGCCGGTTGGAAGCTGTCTCATTCGATCATCCGGCGCCGCTTGAGGTGAAGGATATCCTCGGCCAGTTGCGCGCGCCGCTCACTGTCGGCCCGCTCGATCCTGCATCCGTTGGCCTTGCAGTCGTCGTCAGTGCAGCCGCACCATATCCGAGATGTGAGGGGCATGATCGCTTCCGGTACCGCCTCGCCCGTCAGGACAGTGGTTACAGAAGCTAATGCCTCGTTGATTGATGCCACAACACTATCGTCCGGCATCGCGGAGTCGAAGGGAGCAGAAAACAGGTCGGAGTGATCCGCCTTAGAAAGCATTTCGCATTGAAGTGTGCTGATTTCTTGCGACAGCGCGTCGATCATCTCGCGCAGTTCCACGTTGACTGCCTGCTGTCGCGCGACGGTGACGCTCAGTGCAGGGACACCTTCGTCATAGTCAATATAGCACCAGCCATCCCCCGCATGGATACTGTATCCGGGGCTGCCTACGATCACTCGTGTGGGGGTGCTGAACGGTTCGACTTTCATAGTTTCTACCTCCTATTGCCCCGGCACTGCGCCGGGCTTTTCCATGTGCGTGCTTACACAATCACCTGCGTTGCTGTCCAAGAGATGGAATCCAGAAGCCCGCCGGACGGCTCACGCTGGACGCTGCCGGGATCGACCATGAACCGCGCGGGGGCATAGCGCAGCGTGACGGGGTTGCCGACAAGGATGGCCGGGCGCAGGCCGGGGCGCACCTCGAACCACGGCGACAAGCCCGTGCCCGCTGTGGTGACCGTCTCCACGGCTCGCAGCAGATGCAGATTGGTCCCATCATCGATCGACAGCCAATCGCCCTTGGTCAGCACAAACGCCGCCGGAAGCCCCGTCAACCGCAACGCCAGCCGATCAGCGCGGATGCTGTAAATCGTCACGCCGGTCAGCGGTGACACCTTGTCAGACGCCGGGAATGGCCGCGCTGGATCATAGCCCTCGAATAACTGCCCGCCGTTTTCCAGCGTCAGCAGATCGGCCTCGACCTCGCCTGCCCGGTCGCGAAGCATGGGGGCCGTGAGATAGGACGCCTGCCACAAGAGCGGCCCGAGGTTCTTGATCAGCGTGACGCCGCCCGCCGTGCGGCTCATCTCCTGCCGCCATAGTGGCTTGATGCGGGGCGTGGATGCCGGGAATTCCAGCCCGGTCAGAATGTCGGTGCGGGGGAAACTCAGGCTCATGTGATCAACCGCCTTTGCTTGCCGATATTGAAGGAGTTGATCGCCCGGCCTTCAAACTGCGCGTCTATCTTGCGCACTGCCTGCTCAAGGCGCTGCACCACGCCAACGTCAGTGCCGCGCGCGTCGATGTTGTAAACGGGTGCATATGTGCCGCCGCCGCCGCCGTCTGCCATGCGCTTGCTGATGTCATGCGGGATGATCTGCGTTCCGCGCGGCAGGTTCATGATTTCGCCGCCGCGTTCGTGGATCTGGGTCAGACCACCGCGCCAGTTGTTCGTGCCATTTGCGTTCGCCCCGATGCTGCCAAGCATACTGTCCACGATCTTGCCCAGCCATCCACCACCACCGCCGCCTTTTCCGCCACCCAAGCTGCCCCAGAGCGCATCGAAAGCGCGGCTAGCCAGCATGTCAGCGAACTTGCCAAGCAGGTCACCAATCGCGGACTTGAGAGTTTTAGCGCCCGTCACCAATCCGACGAAGGCAGACTTCATCGAATCCCGGACTTCGCCAAAGGTTTCCTTCAGCCGCTCAGACCTTGATTTAAGCCCATCTATTGCAAGCGTCAGTTGCTCCACCTCGGCGCGCTGCCCGGCAGTGGCATTCGCTCCCAGAGACTGAATCGCATTATAGACGCTCTGCTGCTGCTCGGTCATTCCGATGGTGGCTTGCAGATCAGCGTATTCAGTCTTTAGCGCCTTGATTGCCGCTGCTGTTTTATCGGCTTCCTTCTTGGCCTCGGACTCGCCGCCACCGCCTTTTTTGCCCCCACCGCCGCCGCCACCGCCTGCGTCATCGCCTAAGTCATCAAGACCCTTCTTGCCCTTCAGCAGGGCTTCCATCATGCGGTCGGTATCAACCATTGGTTTCATAGATGCTGCAACAGCATCAGCCACGCCTTTGCCCGCGTCTATGACGCGCTGTCTGCCTTTGTTTATGCTGTCAACTGCCTGCCCGAACAGGGCATCAGCGGAACTTTGGATTGCGCCGCCGACATTGGACTCCCCCAATGTGCCAAGGCCAAGCGTCCCCCCAACACCGCTCTCCGCCAGCATATTCCATGCGCCAGCCATGCCGTTTATCAGCGCGTCAAATGACTTCCCGATAAGAGCAAAGGCCGCGACGAAAGACCCAACTATCGACGAGGCCACCCCCGCCAGAATATCCATCAACCCCAAAGCGGTATTACCGACGCCCAAGAAGGTTGCCTTGCCCACGTTGTAAAGGCGGACAAACCCGTCACCAACGCCGTCAGCCGCTTTGATAACCTTGCCGAGCCACAGCACCAATTCCGCCGCGCCAATTACCAGCAACCCGATACCAGAGCGCACCAGCGCAACCCTCAAAGCCACCAGTGCGCCCGTAAGCACCGCAGTTGCACTGGTCGCCGCCACCATAGCCGCAACGTAGCGCACGCCGAATCCAGTAACCGCAACGGCGACTGATGCAGTGATCGTGTCAATATTCCCGATCAGAAAATCAATCACCTCGCGCAGCGCCCTGCCCTCGCGCATTGCATCCGCAAAGGCTGTGGCAATAACTGTGAGCGCGGGCGCAAGCTCGCCGCTGATGCGGTAGCCGACGCCACTGATCGCCATGCCTGCGTCTGCCATAGCCAGCTTGAGGCCGATTGTAGCGGCCATAGTCTTGTCAGACATCACGCCGCCGAGGCTTTTCGCGTTATCCCCCAACCGGTCCATCTCTTTGCCGCCATTGCGCAGCAGCGGTATGAGCGCTGTTGCATCCGACGCCATCGCCTCAAGATAGAACGTCATTTCTTGCTGGCTCAGACCGGCCTTTTCCAGAGACGACACATAAAGCTGCAGTGATTGCGGCCCCGACAGGTTCTTGAACGCATCCGCCGTGATCCCGATCTTTGGCGCGACATTCTCAAAGAAATCAGCCATCGGCCCGCCGCCCGTGGTAACAAAGTCGCCCACGCGATCATTTACATCCTTGAGGATATCAGACAGCTTTTCCTGCTCGATGCCGACAGTTGCAGCCCCAGCCGCCCACCGCTGCAATTCTTCGGGCGCCGCATTGGCGACAGACGCCATTGTTTTTATCTCAGCCGCAAATCTCGATGTAGAGATTGTCAAAGCGGACAGGCCGCCCGCCAAAGCCGCCGCCGCACCAGCAACCGCAACAAACTGCGTGCGCGCAACCTTGAGCCGCTTCTGTGCGTCAGTCATGCCCTTGCTGAACTTGGCGCTGTCAAGACCAAGGTTGACGCGCAGCGCGCCGATGACGGATGATGCCATTTTACAACCTCAAGATATTGGATTTTAGATGATACGTTTGACTATTGCCGCCGCCCTGATCGTTGCACCGCCTGCGCTTGCGGATGTGGCGGCCATTTCAGGGTGCGAGGTTTCCAAAAGAGAGACAGTGCAGCCCGTCATCCACTGCGACATCAAAAACCATTCACAGCGCGCGATTGCATCGGTGACATTCAGGGCAATCGTGAAGAGCCCTGAACGCGAAGTGCCTTGGGATGAGATTGGCGACGGCTGGCATAAGCACCATGCTTCAATACCCGGCGGCATCGAACCCGGCGAAGCCGCAAACGTTTTTATGGCGGTGGCTAGACTGGATACGCGCTCCGATGGATTGCCGTTAGAGGTGATGTTCCTCGAAGCTCAATTCATTGACGTGAATGGCGAGAGAATTGGCGAAGTCGTTGGCGTTGAAGAACCTCACCCCATGGACACCATCAGCAACGCGCTGGAAGGGGCCCTGAATCCCTAACGCACCCGCGCCAACGCCCGATCGATCTTATCCCACGCGCTGATGCACTTGAGAATTTCGGCCCGCTTGTCTTTCTCGCCCGTCACGAATTCCTGAAACTGGATTGGCTTGTCCATATGTGGCAGCATTGCTGTCATCCATATTTCAGCACGTCGGTTTTCGGATCGCATCGCCGCGCCTTCCATTTCCGTCATGAACAGCCGTGGCGTAATGTCCCAGAACCGCGCCGGATCGAAACCCGCCGCGATGTAGTTCTTCAAAAGGTCAGGTAAATCTAGGCCGCTGCCTTCGGCCTCTTCGCGTTTCCCGCAGGTTTGCCCTTCGGGGTATCGGGGAAGCTGGCGCCCATCAATTGCGGCAAGGCGTCGGCATTCTCGGCGATGATGTCATCGACAATCCAGCGGTCAGCCTCTTCGCCGTGATACCGCCCAAGCGCGCCCATAAACAGGTCAGTGACGATAGCCAAATCTGGCATCCACGACTTGCCCGTGCCTGCTGGTTCGTCCAGCTTTTCCAGGACGTCCTGCCCATGCTTCGCTTGCAGATCCGCCAGCACGCTCATCCCGACGAACAGCGTGTATTCCTTGCCGCCTGCCGTGACCTTCATACTGCCCTTCACGTGCGCCGTCATGCGATCACCCGCTCATCGGTGGCCTGCCTGTCGAAGATTTTCACGGCCAAGCTCGCCATTGCCTTGTCACCAACGTTGCCAGTCGGCGTGAAGCTGTTGATGTAGCCGCGATAGGTGCGCCGCGCGCTTGTGCCCGCCAGGCCCATGTTGAACTCGATCAGCACATCCTCTGCGGTGCCAGCCGCCGTCAACGCCGCCAGTTCCTCAAGGATCACGTCGCCCGGATCGCTGGGCCAGTACTGCTTTTCCTGCGACCAGTCGGCCACCGGCATCAAGCCCGGCACTGTCTCGCGCGTGCGCCCCGGTGATTGCATGTGCGTCACGTCGATATCTTCCGGCACCTGCTCAGGAAACGGAAGGCTCTCAAAGCCGTAAATCTGCGTGAAGGTTGTGACTGCGGCAACGGTGCGCCCGATCCACAACTCCCAATCATAGGCGATGTCGCCTTTAAACGCTGTCTGTGCCATTATTCAGCTCTCCATGCTGTTGTGAAATCCATGCCGACGCGGAAGGGGCGTTCGACCTCGTTTGATCCGCCCTCGCGGCTGTCTCTGGTCGATACGTGAGTGATCAACAGAAACCCGCCACCGCGATAGCAGTGCAGAAGCGCCCTTACAGCGCGTGAGGCCGCTTTCGCAGCCCCATAGGTCAAGCCGTAGCAGTCCACCTGCACACGGCCCTGAAACAGCCCGTTGGGGCCGTTCATGTGGTAATCCTCAGCATCGCTGATCACGTTCAGCACGAGTGCCGGGTATGGCTGGCCCTGCGGGTGCGTGCCGAAGTTGACGCGCGTACCGACAAGCGCCGTCACCCCGCTGGATGCCAGCAGGATGGACCGAAATTCTTGCTCCATTGGTTAGCCTTTCGCCGCCTTGGCCTCAGCGCGCTTGACGCTCTTTTCAAACTCGGCCCACATTTCCTTGCCCAGCCGGTCCAGCATCTTCTGCCCGTCCTGATCGAACGCTGGCCGCATAAATGGCTGCGGCGCAGTGCCGGGATGCTGCGTGCCTGCGAATTTACCCTTGTTGATGTGCGGTGCGGTGCCGAACTCGACCAAGTGCCCGTGCCGCCCGCCCGCGCCGAGGTTGTAGGACGGGCCGAGGAACATCTCGACGGATGCCTTGTCGTTGCGAAACATCTTCCGATGCTGCCCGGCCTGTCGCTTTGCCAGCTTGACGCTCACGGTGATTGATTTCTTCAGGTCTCCATCGTCCTCCGGCACCATGCTGCGCGCTAATTCTGCCATTGGCTCAGCCGCCTTTTTCAGCGCCCGCCGCAGCACGCCCTTGCCTGCCGACTTTGATAGCCGGTCAAGCTCCTGCTCAAGCTCCTTGAAGCCTTGAAGTTCAACGGTGACGCTCATGCCGGGACCATATCCATGATGCGCTGCAATTCAGGACATGGTGCGCAGCGGACGGAAATCACGCCATTCGCATAGTCGGAAACCACGGGGAGGTGCTTTTCGGTGTCGACCTCGCCAAACGCAGCCATGGCGAGCTTGGCCGGATCATCATCCGGCGCTGCTTCGAAATGCGCCCGCATCCGATCGAATGCCCGCGTGATATCGTCAAGGTCCATGGTCATCTTCAGCTTCAATGCTTGTGCCATGTCTAACTCCCTCTATCTGTGCGCGCTGCCGCCGTGATTTCCAGCCACTGCCGCCGCCCCTTGCCTTCCTTGATGCCGGTGATGTTGTATTCCAGCCCCTCGCAGACCAGCCTGTCTTTCGGCGTCAGATCGCGCGAAAATGCGGACCAGCGCACCACGAACCGCGTGGTGATCGAGGCGGCAACCTCGCCAGCACGCCAGCGCTCGGCATCGCTCACGTCCGCCTTGCTGGCCCAGATCGGCGACCCGTGATTGTCGTTCTCTGGCGTAACCTCGTCCCACCTCAACGCCGTGGTATAGTCGTCATCCACCAGTTCCGCGCGGCGGAACTGAACCAAGCGGTCCAGATTGCCAGCTTTCATCAGACGCCCACCCGGCGATAGGGCGCAATCAGCATGTCAACTGCCATCGGAACCGCAGTCAACTTATCGCCCACAGCCTCCCGGTTTTCATACCAATGCCCAACAAGCAGCTTCACGACCATCTTGATCGGATCGGGGCAGCCTTCGCCCGCGATATAACGGATCTGCACCGCCGAACCTTGCGGCCAAGTGCCGGTCAGAACATCGCCCAGGATGCCATAATCGGCAGGTGGAACAGTCTGTTCGGTGCCAACCCGATTTGTGTATTTGATCGAGGTGATCGACGCGACCGGCCCCAGCGGCAGCTTGATGCAACCGCGCGGGAAAGCCCCAAGCGTCCACTCCCAAGTCTGCGCAATCAGCGCCATACCGAGAACCCCCACGCGGCCATCCAGCCAACCGGTCGCAGCGTCAATGAGCGACGCAATCAGCTCGTCCTCGTCGCTGTGCGAAACCCGCAAGTGTGCTTTGGCCTCGGCCACTGTGATCGGCCCGGTCGACGGCTTGGTGATCAGTATTAGGGTCATGTCACACCTCGCAATGACAAGCCGGGGCAGTCACCCACCCCAGCCAGTTGTTTAGGCCACAGGAGCGTTCGAAGGATGGCCCATTGCGACCACGATACCAGCAGCAATCGACGTGCCGCTGTTCTTGGTCGTGACGGTGCGGATGTAGCGCTTGGTGCCGTTGTATCCGACCTTGTAGATGCTGTCGGCCTCCAGGGATGCCGGGAAATTGCCGTTCAGATCACGTGCCGCCACATCGGTAAAGTCGCCGCTTGTGGTGGTGTCGCTTTCCTGCATTTTCGTGGTGTAATCGCCGGAACCGACAACCGCGCCAGTGTTGATTACAACCATCGCAGCATTGAAACCCTGCAAATCAATCGCGACGGCGGTCGCAGTTGCCGCAAGAACAGCGGGGGCCAGCGCTTGCACCAGCCCAATTTTGGAAACGAGGTCTTTCATGGGACCATATCCTTGTTCATGTGTGGAAGGTGTCGGGCAGGTTTCCCCACCCGACGGGCTTTTAGCCGGCGATTTTCATCAGCTTGATTGCTTCAAAATTCACAACGCCGCCGCCAACCCGCTTCGTGGTGTAGAACAACACGTTGGGCTTGCTGGTGAAGGGGTCGCGCAGGACACGAATGCCCATGCGATCGGCGATCAGATAGCCGCGCTGGAAGTCACCGAAGGCCACCGGCAGGGCGTTAGCCGCAACCGCAGGCATGTTGTCGTCGGTGTAGACCGGCTTGCCCAGAATGGTTGCCACGCCCGCCGCTTCCGAAGGCGGCGCCCAAATGAACGCGCCGTCAGCGTCTTTGAACTTGCGCACCTTGCCCATGGTCGCGTCGGACATGAGCCATGACGCGTTGGTACGGTAGCCTTGTTTCAGGGCGTAGTGCAGATCGATGAACGCATCCGCTGGCGAGGCCGCAGCTGTCGGAGCAAGAAAGCCGTCCGACTTCCCAGAAGCAATGAACCCCAGCTTGCCCCAAGCGTAGGAGGCGTTCGCGACGGCTTCGTATCCGAGGATGCCGCGCGGTTTGTTTACACCGTTACCGGACACGAACGCCGCGCCCTCTTGCTCGGCAAACTCAATCGAAACTTCATCAGCCAGCCATGCTGCAATATCAATCGCAGCGTCGTCCAGCGATTTCTGCGTTGCTGCAGGGTTGGCGTACAGTTCAGCCGTGTTGATTGCGATTTCGCGCAGCGTTGGCGTGTCGGTTTCGGGGCGCGGTTGCTCTTCCCCAACCCAACCAGACGACGCGCCGCCCGTGTTGACCAACTTCTTATAGGTGTCGGTCGAAATGGTGATTTTGCGCGCCAGCGAACGAACGGTCGAAACCGTGCCCAAAACGCGCTCAATGCCGGATTCCATTTCTTCGGGCACCAGATAGCCGCCGTCAGGATCCGATTGCGTGTTCAGCTTGGCCTTGACTTCCAGATCGGACAGGCCAGCCTCGACGCCCTTGCGAAAGAACTTGTTGAACGCTTGCGCATGTTCGGCCTTGGCGGGGTCGGCCTCGCTGCCGCCGCCAATTTTCATGGCTGCAATCTGCTTGTTCAGACGGTCAAATTCGCTGTTCATCTTGGTGATATCAGCGCTGATCCGATCGACCTTTTCGGTCTGCACAACGTCAGCCATTCCGGCCTTGATCGCGGCAAGGTCTTTGTCGTGTTCGGATTTGAAGGCTTCAAACGCCGTGTTGATCTGCCCAACCAGGGCGATGGGATCGGTTGCTTCGGCGCGCACGCCAAAGAGCCCGCGAAAGCGGGTTTGTTTCAGATGAGCCATGTTGGCCTCCTATGTTCTGAAATTAGTCAGAAGCTGCGAAAGGGCAGCGTTGAGGCCAGCGTGTTGCATAGCCGTCGGGTCAGCGTGCTGCGTAACCCCCGTCACTTCATTGAGCATCCGACGTCGCTCGACACGCGACACGCCGGTTTGCGCAAGAAGCGCATCCAGTTTCTTCCGGGCATTCACATCACCGCACTTTTTCGCGCTGGCTTGTGGCTCCGGAAGGTTGAAAATATCATCCGCGAAACCCTCGGCGACCGCTTCTTTCGCGGTCAGGAACGTTTCGGCGTCCATCAACTTCTCGATCTTGGCCCGATCAATGCCGGTGCGCGCCTCGAAAATGTCGATCTGCGCATTGTCGATCTTGCTCAGAATTTCAATTGCTTCTGCCAGATCGTTGCGATTGCCGACCACACCGCCCCAAGCGTTATGGACCATCATCATTGAGCCAAGACCCATGCGAATTTCGTCGCCAGCCATCGCGATATAAGCGGCCGCGGAAGCCGCGATGCCCATAACCTCGACCGTGACCTTCGCCGGGTGGCGCGCCAACTCATTGTAAATTGCAAACCCTTCGAACACAGACCCGCCTGGGCTGTTGATCTGCACACGGACGTCCTTCTTGCCAATAGACCGAAGCGCCGCGCTCATCCGCTTTGCCGTGAAGCCGCCGCCAGTCCAAGGATCTTCGCCGATCATGTCATAGATGGTGATCGTGTCAGCCTCATCAGACGCCGCCGCCGAGATATCAGACCACCGCGCCAGAGCATCAGAGGGAACATCCCACGAATAGCCTTGCGGCTCTTTCAGAGCTTTAATCTCAGGTAGTTTAATCAGTGACATCATCTGCCCCCTTGCTTGGCGTTCCAGCGACGTTCGGCGGATCGTAATAGACACCGCCAGCCCCATCAGGACGCGGGTTTTCATCTTCCAGTGCGCGGATTTCGTCGGGGCTGTAGACCCCCCATTGAAGGCCCTTCACATAGGCCTCCCACCGCGCCTTGATATCGCCTTTGACCAGCGCCGCCCGGTTGAATCGTGCATATAGATCAGGTTCATCTTCCGGGATAAGATCGCGGCCAATGGCCTCTTCCCACATCGTGAGATGATCTTCCAAAGTGTAGGCGATGAACCCAAGCGACTTTTGCTCCAGGCCTGTGCCCCAGTTGCTATCGCTGCCCGAGTTGTCACCCAGCATCGATGGCGGGACACCCATGAACATCGCAATGTCAGTCCGCGAGAATTTTCGGCCCTCAATCCACTGAACATCCTCAGCAGACATAGAGGCGAAAGACATTTCCATGCCTTCCTCAAGGATCAGCGCCTTGCCCTCGCTGTTTCCGCCGGAACGGTATGCGTCCAAACTGGTCCGCAACATCTCTTGGCCCTCAAGCCCGAGCGTGTTCGGATGCTTTAGCACCGCACTCGGCCGTGCGCCGTTTTTGAATGTGGCTGCCCCATGCGATTCCATCGACAGCGACAGGCCAATGCTTTCCCGCGCATAGGTAATCGGGGACACGCCCCGGAACCCGTCCAGGGTCAGCCCCGCCAGATGAAATACATCATCCTGCCCCAGACGCACCTTGCGCCCATCCTTGCGGGTGAACTCATAAGCCAGAGACAGATCGTCGTTTTGCTTTACCTCGACGCGATCCGGAGCCATCGGCACCAACTCTATAACCGCACCGCGCGAAACAACCTTGAGCGCATAGCCATTGCCCCGCAACAGGACATTCGCCTGCATCATGCGCCGAAACTGTGACGGCGTCTGCCAGCGGTTCGGCTTGCGCCGCAACAGCTTCCACAGCGGGTTATCAGAAGCATCTTCGCGGGTCTTGGCATCAACCCTCCGCTTGACGTGCAACGGCAGAGTAGCCACAGCCCCAGAGATAACGCGCACCGACGCATAGACCGCCGCAACGCGCATTGCCGTGTCAGGCGTGACAACCGCGCCCGAGCCAGTCACAGCGCCCGAACGCAGAGCTTGCTCCAATTCAGCCGACGTGCGCACATCGATACCGCCGTCGGCGTAAGAGGCCGTCGGTGCTCTGGGCGCTGGCTGTTCGAGACGACGCGCGCCGCCGCCGAACCAGCCTTTGAAAATTCCCATATATACGGCCCTTACATTACCAGTGCGCCGCGAGCCTCGTAGACTGAGGGCCCAACGATACTTTCGGCGACAGCGCCGAGCGGCCAGAGTGCGTTAATCAGCGCATCGATTCCGTCAATCTTGTCTTCCGGCGCCAGCTTGGTCGGAAATATGTAATCACCGCCTGGCACTTGCTTCAGCAGCGTATTGCTCGCCATCCATGTCAGAACGGGATTGCCGTCATTGATCAGCCGGCGATCATCGACCGCGGCGATCAACCTATTGAACGGCTCATTGGTGTTCGCGGCGCGCTTGCGAAGCTCAACCGCCTGTATTCCGGCCTCGACCCAAGTCGCCGCCATCTGTTGCGCAAACTGGGCATCATAGATGACCATATCGACGTCCAGCTCGGGCAGACCACGCCAACCCCACTCATTGCGCGGGTCATGTTCACGACCGTATCCGGCCAGATGCATGACAAGCGCCTCGACAATACGCAGATCCAGCTCCGCCCCTGGCGTGGTCAGGATGTGCCCTTTGCTCGCCCATCCCCACAGGTGCTCATTTCCCGGGGCATCGACCACCTTTTGCGGCAGGAAGTGCCAGCTGAACACAGCCAACGGACCCTTGCTCGGGTTATTAGAGTCCGGAAAGACCACCGTGACGCTCGATGGATCATGCCGCGTGGCCAGGTCGACACCGATGTAAGCGCGCCGCCCCTCAAAATTCTCCAGCTTCATTGTTGGGTCTTCGCTCGCCCGCCACGCGTCCATATCGATCGCCGATGCGCCAACACTGGTCCAGATGTCCAAGTGCTTGCGGAGAAATTCACCCATTGCGGCCGGGCTGGCTGCAGCTTTCCTCCATTCATCCTGCATGTATTGCAGCGACTTGGCCGCATGCAGGCTCGGGTTGGCTTTTTCCCACGTGGCCTGATCACCCGGGTCGTCGCCTTCGTCGGCCTCAAAGATCAGGCCGAAATAGCTATCATCCTCAAACACTCCCTCGAGTATCCGCTGCAAATATTTCCGCTGTTCGTAGCAGATACCGCCGGTGTTATAGCCAGCCGTTGTGATCGCAATCAGCAGCGGCTGCTCACGGGCCCCAAGGGCCGATGCCATTGAGTCCCAGACGTCCCGTTTTTCATGTTCGTGCAGCTCATCGACGATCGCACAATGCGGGTTCTTGCCGTCCTTCGATTTTGTCTGGCTGGCAATGGGCTGGAAGACTGCCGCCGGATCCGACGTCTTGATCTTGTGTTCCTCGACGTGAAACCCGAGGAGCTCATCGAGGCTCATCCCCTCGGCCCGCCCAGACAGCGCCATGACACGGGCGACATCGAAGACGATCCGCGCCTGGTGGGTCGACGCCGCAGCCGAATATACCTTTGCGCCCGGCTCCCCATCGGGCCCGAGAAAATATAGACCGACACCCGCCAGCAAAGTTGACTTGCCATTCTTTCGTGGCACCTCAACGTAGGCCGTCCGGAACCTGCGAATGCCGGTGACCATGTGGCGCCAGCCACCGATCTGGCTGATCAGAAATGCCTGCCAGCCAAGCAGCGTCATCGTTTCGTTGCGCGCGGCCCACGCCCCCTCGATATGCGGCAGGGCCTCTATGAAGCCGCACATGTGTTCTGCCGCCTCCGCATCAAAGACATACGGAAACTGATCCGTGTTGGAGCGTTTCAGGTCTGCGCGAAATCTCTTGCAGGCCTGTTTGATGCGCTTGCAGCTGGGAACCTTGTTTGACAGCACACCGTCGACCCAATCCAGCGCTCGCAGCGTGATCGGCGTCTCGACCAAACCATCGAGCATGATCTAACGGCCCGTTTTTCTTGCCATAGGCTTGAACGGCATCACTTTCGCGCCGCCACCTGCATCGGGCGGCCCGGCATCAAGCTGATCCATGAAGTCGGTCTGCACCGAAACGCCGCTCTTGGCTCGAGCATAGGGCGTGGCCAGTAGCTCTCGCTCAAGCGTCAACAGTTTGTTTTCATGGAAAGCCCGGCTCTGTTCCTTGCCAGACAGATAGTTGTTCGCCGTTGCCTCGAACTCCTCGTCCGCAATTTCTTGCGACAACTTGTCAAAGGCTGCCCGGTGGGACGCATAGCGGACCACGATGCCAAAGACAGCTTCATCCAGAACACGGCCACGACGCAGAACCGCCAGAAGGCTTTCGCCGTGCTGCCTTTCATCCTGGCCGAAGTAATCGGGCCATCCGCCCAGAAGGGTGACTAGTCTTTCCATCGCTGATGCTGAACTATCCATAAGACCCCCCCCTCTAACTTGCGCGCGGATAAATCAAGTTACCCACGCCGGTCCCGGGCAACGGCGATTCCAGAGTTCTGACTGCCCCCCCGGGGTGCCATGCGCCGCTCGAGGCGCTGTTTCTTGATATCGTGGCACGATTTACAGAGCGATTGCAGTTCACCAAACCAGAACAGCGCGTGATCACCACGGTGTGGAACCATGTGATCCGCGATCGTTGCGGGCTGTTTCGACCAGTCAGGACACATACGGCACAAGGGCTCTGCACCAAGCTGTCGCAGGCGCCTTCCATACTTGCCACTCCATGCCGCCCGCTTATACCACTTGCGGCTATCGCTGGCAGTTCGCCCAACATCAGACCGGACAGATCGTTCTGCCTGTTCCGAGGTTGTATGGCTTGCGCAATACGACTGACCTATCGACACTAAACGGTTACATCCGGGGCGAGCGCACGGCTTCTTCGGCATGGTCCAACCCTCCTTGAAACTCACGCCTGCCCGTCGGCCCAATGGCCGGATCGGTCGTGAGACAATGGCGCGTCGGTATTTCTCTGGCCATTCGTGGCCAGCGGCTCGACCGGGCGGCTCTCTGGTATTCAGTAC